ATCGCAATAGCATTATAATCGATAAGAATCATTCTTAGCCTTTCTAAATCCACTGCTCTGTGTGGATTGATACATCATTTATGTCAGTGTACTCCATAAACAGACTTCCGACAACTCTATAGTTTGAGCTATTGTTAGTCCAGGAGTGTGGAAGGTATGTGTTTATCAGCGTCATACAAGTCAAAGGAACGTCTTCAAAATCCTCTGGATGATACTGATATATTGTTCCGGTTTTATCATCGATGGTAAATGTTTGCCGGCCTTTATACTTCTCAAGATCTTCATGAATACCAGCAACGTAGTTACTGTTAGCATGATCAACCTGGATAGGAAAGTTCAACGAGTATCCTCTAGACTTATCTGTGTGGGGAATAGCCATTCCCATTTTAGGATCACTAATGAAGAATGAAACGTAATTATGAAATCCTGGTAAGTTTACTGGATACTCAATTGTCTTAATTCTAAGGTGTGGCTGAATATTTGGGACTTCATTAACAATACTATCGATGTCTTTAGCGTAGTTGTGGTTAAAGTATTTGGTAATACCATCCAATGGCTGTTTAGGAAAGTTATTAAGTCGTCGCCATCTAATCATTTTAAACCCTTAAGGTGTTTTGAATGTATTTTACATCCAATGAACTCGTTATAGAATTCATCCTTTAGCAGCACATCGTGCTCAAACTGATACTTAGCTTCGTAGTACGAGCATTCGCCTTTTGTCTTGCATAGCTTAAGGATAACACGCTTGTAGTTATCCTCACCATTCTGCTCGACAAGTGTCTGTACTTCTTTGCTGGATCCATAATACTGCTTCCAGTCAGACTCAACAAGAGTTTTCTGACGGCGCTTACGCGTTTTGGTAACAGGAAGAATCTTACTACTCCAGAAGAACTTCTTACCGATGTATTTCTTGTTGGTTGTCTTTTCGATAATAATATAAACAAAACCGTAGTAGTCTTCAACGTTATATTTTTCTGTATCGAATGGGACAATTAGGGAATCTAATCCCCATTTAGTATTATGAGTAATATACCACATAAAAAAATACCCCCACTTTCATGAGGGTATTTAGACTAGTTATTCGTCGCTAAGATTTTCAAAATCTACATCTGAACCACACATAGGACAGAAAGCTGGAACGTCTTCTGAGTTGTTTACGAGGACTTGTGTTTCTATATCACAGACATCGCAAAATGCTACATATTCTTCTTCCATTAGGTCTCCTTAGAAGCTGATTTCGCAGGCTCCACCTTGGCATGCTATTGCGCCCATCGTATCTATATCTGTAAACTTCTTTTCACCAAGCTGTGAGATAAAATCAATAGGTTTAAGGTTCTGTTGGATCTTTGTCCACTTGTGAAGTAAGTAAACGTCCTTCAAGCAATACTCAGTTTGCTTCAAATCATTGTCGAAGTAGTTTTCTGCAAACTTATAGAAACGACGAACCCAATCTTTACGGATATCAGAGATCTCTCCACGATATTCGTCTTTCATTTGAGCAATAGACGTTGCTTCCCATAGATCACGGAAACCAGCCTTACGAGTATCAACAATCAAGCCAGATGCAAACAGAGCAGCCTTACCATAACGAGTGACGATCTGATCTTCGGTAAGCACTTCTGTGTTAGGAGCCTGAGCAAAGTCTTTATCACCAGAACCAGCAAGGAATGAAATACCAGCAAAGTATGCACGATTGTCGTACACATAGTCTTCAACTTGAGTCCACTGATGCGGTAGTACAGTCACGGTGTTAGAAACGTTATGACGAATACGAGGATCTGCACAGCGGTCAGGGTTAGTACCAGCTTCAACCCAATTCTGCTGAACGAGTTTTACCTTTTCAAGCAGCTTAGTTGCATAGAGATCTTCGCGATACATTGAACCTTCTGGTGAGATAACAGGGAACGCAACACAATAATCAGTCTTGTTGTTAGACCAAACTGATTCTTCAACCATGTATGGGTTGCCATCAAGAATCAATTGAGCAACTTCTGAGTCCTTGTTTAGCTGAACGTGACGAATGTAACGAGGAGAATGCTCAGCATGAATACCGGAAGAAGTTTGCAATAGCACAGAAGCATTACCAGAAGGCTTAACACAAGTGGTACGAGCAGCAGGATTGATACCTAACAGGTTAGCAACCTGTTCGTTTACTGCCTTAACAATCTCAGCACCTTCACGCTGGATGTCAGCATCAAGAAGAACCTCTGGATTATTCATCCAACCAGTTACTGAGACCCCGAGGAGCGCTTCCCTTTCAAAGATTGCCTTAGAAGTTCCGCTGAGGTACTTAAATTCTGTATATCCTGCTTGGAGGGTTCCAAGGATTGCACCTGCTCTACAGGCTTTGAAGAATTCTTCTTTGGTTGTGCATCTTCCACCGTTGATTTCGGTAAGGTTACATCCTTGCCATCCTGACTCTCCGTCGATTTGGGGAAACATGCCGATCTCAACGCATGGATTCGTTGTGAAATCTCTGCTATCGACAAAGTAAAATCCCGGTTCTCCAAACTCTTTGATTGAAGCCATGATTGTTTTAAATACATCACGTGTGATCTCATCTCTAACAATAACAGCACTATTATTAGACCGACCACGTTGAGGATTATCAATAAACCAATTACCAGTTTTAGCATTAATCATCTCCTCATCGTCAGCAGAAAATAGACAGATTGTAGCGGAGCGTCTAACGCCACCAGCTAAGACAGCATCAGCTGCATGCATGGCAATGTCGTATACATCAATAGCGCGAAGACGAGTTTCACCCTTCAACACTCTTGACTGAATAAGATGTTCAATTTTATCTAATGATTTACGAAGTGGTTCTGGACCAGGAGCTTTGAATCCGCCCGAGATCAATGAACCTTTGGGTCTCACATTGTTCAAATCGAAGTATACTTTGCGGCCTTCCATCTCTGGGAATTGGCCACCACCAACAAAGTAAGAAGACATAAGAGCACCAAGTGCGTCTGCCCAGCCTTCGATAGAATCTTCAACGACCCAACCCTTAGCCTGCTTCTTACGATCCTGGATATCTGGAAGCTTAGCAACGTGATGATTCTGCACAGAGAAGCCTGCTCCAGCACCGCATAGAAGCACGTAAAACAGCTCTGAGAAGAACCTAGGACGGTCAGCATAGGTGGAGGTGCAGTTGTACATTCTCATCTGGTGTTTTAGCAACTGATCGCCACCAAATTGCAGTGCTCGCTGAGCGCCAAGAGCATACTGTAGTTTGTAAAGAGATTCAGCTTCGTCAATTAGCTGAGACAACTCGCGAGTCATCTTGTGACTGTAGTACTTACGATGCATGTCCATAACACGTGCAACAGACTCTTCCCACGTCTCGTAGCGAGCTTTACCCTCGTCCCAGCGTGAATATCCCTCGTAGAACTTAGTCTGAGACATAAGCGACCGGGTGTTAACTTCTTTTTGATTGGAGATTACTTTTAGCATTGATTACCCTTTGTAAACAATAGATCTATGCCTGTCTCAGAATGAAACAGCTATATGTATGATTAAACGTAGTAGTATATAGAATTCTAGAAATCAGTCAACTGGCTGAAAACGGTAGATAAAAAAATATATATTTTTATTCAGCTGGAGCTTCGGTAGCATTTGGCATTGGAGGTGCTTGAACTGCTTGCTCATAATACACAATGATCTCTTTCTGTTGTAGAATATATCTACGCAGATCTGCAACACCAATAGATAGGTTTTCATACCCACTTGGAGTGATTGCCATAAACGCAACAGATCCGTTATCTGCTTTGATTCTCTCTAAGAATTCTGCTAGATTCTTTTCAGATACAACATACCATTGTACGTTAGGCATTGTAACTGGTTTTGGAGGCTGCTGCAGCATAATCTGTCGTTCAATGTATTCTGTTTGAACGACTACCTTTTCCTCAGGCTTTTGGAATGCTACGCAGTTACTCAGCAGCAGGAGGCTCGACAGCGCTAAGGTCGCTTTGAGGAGTTGTCTTGGTTGCAATATCTGATATGAGTCTGTTAACTGCATTATTGATTCTCAATTCTAGACCCGCT